AAACGAACTTCGACGAGATAGCGGAGAACGGCAGCAGTTGGAAGGGGCAGGGGCGCGGCGCAACAGTTGCGACGATGGCCGAGATGTTGCGCAGCAACCCGCAGCCGGCCCGACTAACGGCCACTGGGCAGATGCTGACTGGCTCCACTGCCGGGATGGAAAGTGGAGGCCAGTTGAACCCGGCACATTCCCGCTGGCTTATGGGGCTACCGCCCGAGTGGGACGCCTGCGCGCCTACGGCAATGCCATCGTCCCGCAAGTCGCGGAAGCCGTCATCCGGGCCTACATGCAATGATCTGGATCGACTTTGAAACCCGCAGCGCCTGCGACCTCACGGTCGCGGGCGTTTACAACTACGCGCAGGACGCGAGCACAGAAGTGCTGTGCATGGCGTATGCGCATGACGATGAGGAGGTGCAAATTTGGCAACCGAGCCAAGAATTTCCAAAATCAGTTCGGCAGGCCGTGCTGGCCGGTGAGCGCGTCTACGCTCACAACGCCGCCTTTGAGCGGCTGATCTGGACGTATGTGCTGTGGTCAGACCACAACGCGCCCGTGCCCAAGCTGGAGCAGTTCTACTGCACCGCCGCGCAGGCCCGCGCCAACTGCGCGCCGGGTTCGCTGGAGGACGTGGGGCGGTTTGCCGGCGCCAGTATGCGCAAGGATCACAAGGGCGCTGCGCTGGTGCGCAAGTGCTGCATCCCGCCGTTCAAGCACACCGAGCAAGACCTGGCCGACCTGTTTGAATACTGCGCTCAAGACGTGCGTGCGATGCGGGCCATCAGCAAGGCCCTGCGCCCGCTGTCCGCCGAGGAGTTGTCCGACTACTGGGCGAACGAGCGCATCAACGACCGCGGCGTGCTGGTGGACGTAGACCTCGCCAAGGCCGCGCAGGCCTACGCTGTGGAAGAACTCGACGCCATCCAGCAGGAGGTGCGCGAGGTGACGGACGGCGAGATCACATCGGTGCGCTCACCCCGCATGCGCGAGTGGGTATGGGAGCGCGTTGGCCCCGAGGCGCGCGGCTTGATGACGGTTCACAAAGACGGCGAAGAAAAGCAGTCCATCGACAAGACCGTCCGTGCCGCACTGCTGATCCTAGCAGAGGAGAATCCTGATGAAGTACCCCCTGACGCGGCGACCGTTATCCAGTGCGCAGACGACCTCTGGGCGTCGTCGGTCGCCAAATTCGTCCGTATGGCCGCGCTTGCGGATGTCGAGGATCACCGTGTGCGCGGCGCGTTCGTTTTTGGTGGCGGTGCTGCCACAGGCCGGGCGTCCAGCTACGGCCTGCAAGTCCACAATTTCGCCCGCAAGGTCGCCAAAGATCCGCAGGCCGTCCGTCATGCGATGTGCCGTGGACATCAGATCGTTCCTGCGTTCGGCAAGCGCGTCACCGACGTCCTGAAGGGGATGCTGCGGCCCGCGCTGATCCCGGCAGCGGGTAAACAGTTCGTCGTGGCCGACTGGAGCGCCATCGAAGGCCGCGTGAACCCGTGGCTGGCCAGCACGCCTGCGGGTGACGCCAAGCTGGAGGCGTTCCGTCGCGGTCTGGACGCCTACATCGTCAACGCTGCCGCGACGTTCAGCACCTCGTATGACGCCATTCTGGCCGGCTACGAGGCCGAGGACGCTGTGTCCACCGGCCAGCGCCAGATCGGCAAGGTGCAGGAACTCGCCTGCGGGTTCGGTGGCGGCGTGGGTGCGTTCGCCGCGATGGGGCGGGTGTACAACGTGGTCCTGCCCGAGCATGAGGCCAAGCGCATGGTGGGCGCCTGGCGCAAGGCGAACCCGTGGGCGCCGCTGTTCTGGTCGGATCTTGAGCGGGCCTACATGGGTGCCATGCGGCGCAAGGATCAGGCGGTGCCGGCAGGGCGAGTGTCCTACTTGTTCGATGGGGCTCATCTCTGGTACGCGCTGCCGTCTGGGCGCATACTGTGTTACCCCCACGCAAGACTCGACTCGGATGGCATCAGCTACGCCAAAGCCTCATGGAAACCCGCCGCTGATGCCAAGGAGTGGCCCCGCGCCCGGCTGTGGCCGGGTCTGGCATGTGAGAACGTCACGCAAGCCGCGGCGCATGACATCCTGCGCCATGCGCTGCGTGAGCTTGAGCGCGAGGGCGAGGATGTGGTCCTGCACGTCCACGACGAAATCGTCTGCGAGACGAGCGATCCCGCGCGAACAACCGAACTGATGAAGCGGGTGATGACCAACCCGCCAGCATGGGCGGCGGGTCTGCCGCTGGGCATCGGCATCAAAACAATGACCGTTTACGGGAAGTAGGAGAACTGGCAAATGACATCACAAGAATTCATTGAGTACCTCGCCGCGCTCGCGCCTGCTGGCGAGACGGCGCTCATCGTGCGGCAGACGCCGCGCCTGGTGAACGGGGAGATGCAGTTCCACGCCAACGGCGCGATCAAGGCGTCCTGGCCGGCGTACCTGCCCACACGGCGGATCAAGGCTGGAGAAGCGTGGTTCGGCAACACCGCCTCGTTCATCGTCGATCGATTCATTGATGGCAAACCGTCAGCCGGTGCGGCCAACTGCGAGTACGTGCTGGTGATGATGCTGGATGACGTCGGCACCAAGAGCAAGACGCCCCCGCTGGCCCCGACCTGGATCATGGAGACGTCAGCGGGTAACTACCAGTGGGGCTACGTTTTCAGTGACCAACCCACCAAGCTGGAGTTCGCTGGCGCCATCAACGCCATCGCCGCTGCGGGCTACACCGACGCGGGCGCCTGCAACCCGGTCAGAAATTTCCGACTGCCTGGCAGCGTCAACTTCAAGCCCGGCAAGGACTCGTTTGCCTCGCGCCTGGTGGAGTGGGACCGCTCGCGGGAGTACACGCTGGCCGAGATCTGCGCCGGTCTGGGTGTCACGCCCGAGGCGGTCGAGTCGTTGGGCCCCCGGCCCGTGCGCCTGTCCGATGACGGGGCCGACGATGTGGCCACTTGGCTGTCCGAGCAGGGCTTGGTGCTCAGTAGGCCGAACACCGAGGGCTGGATGGGGGTCGTCTGCCCCAACGCTGAGGCCCACACGGACGGCAACCCCGAGGGCCGTTACCTGCCCAGCGGGCGGGCTTACTGCTGCCTGCACTCGCACTGCATCGACCTCGACAGCGCTTGGTTCCTTGAGTGGGTGGCCGAGCGTGGCGGGCCGAAGCACACGCCTGGTCTGCGGGATGAGTTGCTGCAGCAGGCGATGCTGCAGACCATCGGGCGGCTGACCCCCACGCCCGAACTGGCCGGTGCGGTGGCCGAGGTGATGGCCGAGGTGGACCGGGCCGAGGCCGCGCGGACCGACAAGGCCGACTGGTGGCACCGGTTTGCTTACGTCGTGTCCGATGATGCCTACTTTGACATGCGCGAGCGACGCCAGTTCACGCGGACGAATTTCAACGCGCTGTTCCGCCATGTGTCGTGTCGATCGATCCACGGCAAGAATCCAAAAATCGAAGCGTCGATCTGCTTCGACGAGCACCGCCAGACCAAGGGCGGGCGCGTGTTGGACGGTATCGCCTACAGCGCCGGGGATGACGTGCTGGTCGCCCGTGCTGGTGGCGTGTACGGCAACAAGTGGCGCGACGGGCGCCCGGCAGTCACTGGCGGTGCCTCGGACGCCGCGGTGCGACCGTGGCTTGAGCACGCCGAGCGGATGATTCCCGACCCCGCCGAGCGTGAGCATGTCCTGAACGTGATGGCGTTCAAGGTCCAGCAGCCGTCGATCAAGATCAATCACGGTGTGTTGCACGCTGGCCGGCCTGGCAGTGGCAAGGATTCGCTTTGGGCGCCGTTCCTGTGGGCGGTGGGCGGGGAAGGGAAGACGAACGTTGCGACCGTGCGGAACGAGGAGATCAATTCCCAGTGGGGGTACGCTTTCGAGTCTGAAGTGCTGGTGCTCAACGAGCTGCGCCAGCCCGAGGCGTCCGACCGCCGCGCGCTGGAGAACCGACTCAAGCCCCTGCTTGCCGCGCCGCCTGAACTGATCTCGATCCAGAGGAAGGGCCTGCACCCCTATGACGCCGCCAACCGGCTCTTGGTGCTGGCGTTCAGTAACGAGCGCGCCGCGATAAGTCTGCCGTCAGATGACCGCCGCTGGTTCGTCCTGTGGTCCGAGGCCGAGATCATGCCCCCTGACGTTGCGGCTCGGTTGTGGGCCTGGTATGCCGGCGGTGGCCTGGCGAGCGTGGCGGCCTGGCTGCAGGCCCGTGACGTCAGCACGTTCCAGCCTGGCGCCGCCCCGCCCATGACGGAGGCCAAGGCCATCATGCTGCAGGCGGGCCTGAGCGGGTCCGAGGCATGGTTGGTCGAACAGATGACGCATCGAATTGGCATGTTCGCCCGTGGCGTGGTGGGCGGGCCTTGGCAGGGGTTCTTGGAGGGCCTGCAGGCCCGCGCGCCGGCCCATATCAAGCTGGTGGTGCCTGCCCTGCTGCACGCCTTCCGCGAAGCCGGCTGGGAAGACATGGGCCGGGTTTACTCGGTCGAACACCCGACGAAAAAGCACGTGTTCCGCGCGCCCGATTGGACGGGAAGCAAATCGGAGGCCCGCCGCTTGGTGGACCTGCCTGAGCCCAGCGCGGCTGACATCATCGCGCGGGTCAAGGGCTGACAGGCAAGAAAAAGCCCGTCCGGCTTGTGGCTGGACGGGCTGAAGGATCAGGAGAAATGACGGGTGGACTATAAGTCAAGGATGATGATCAGTCCAGCCGCCAGCAGCAGGGCTAGGCCGGCCCAGATCATTCCTCCTCCGGATTGGAAAAGTCGGTCCGAATGATGGGACGGCCCCGGTCAATCCAGCAGTACAGGCCAGAATTGTCGCGGGCCACGTGTTCACAATCTTCTCGCGGTCCGGCAATTAGGAGTTGCCCGTCCTGAGTAAAAGCTGCGGCAGGATACCCGGCGCAGTCAGGGGGGATGTTCAGATACAGCATGGGTCAGTCCTCCAAAAGGGACCACGCGTCCGCCATCGCGGCTTGGTGGTCTAGGTCTAGATCGTCCTCGATCTGCTCCAGCGCCCAGCGTAGGGCAGTTTCGAGCCGTTCAATGTGAGCACGGGTCCGGACACGGGCGCGGCGGCGCTCCCAGCGTTCGTCGTCCAGCTCTTCGCGGGTGAGGGGCTTGTCGGGGTCAAGACAGGGAATAGCGGGTCCGTACATGTTGCGATCCTTTCAGAATGGCGCCGCTGGCGCGTTGGTGGGATAGGGCACTGGCGCGCGCGCAGGCTTAGGGTCCGGGGCGTGGCCGGGGGCGGGTAGCGTGACGGGGAACGGCCACGGGCGGGGGCGTGGTGGGCTTAGGGGCGCGCCGTGGTGCATGGGGTTGGAGCGGCTCATTCTTCAATCCGTTCGATGATTACGCCAGCAGGAAGTATTTCCCTATTCGCGATGCGATTTCGGCAATCGTCAACGTCGGCGCCAGCGTACGGGAAGAAAAACCGAACACCCGTAGCAGTGTCGATGCAATAAATCCAAAATCTCCTCATGGTGTACCTCTCAAATTGAACGAATGGATATGACCCGCTTTTCATGCCCTGCAGCATGGTCGGCGATCACGATGGAACGGGCTTGCTTTGACGTCCCTGCGCAGAGCATGCAGTCGCTGCACTGGGCCTTGCGGCCGCCCTCAACGCTGGCGGGGCACGTAACCTCGAGGGGCTGACGGTCAACCCCGATGCTCACCCGGAAGTAACGCATACCCATAGACTGAGCTTGACGGGCTTCAGCGGCGGTATCAGCGGATGCCATGACGAGCGGTGACCATGCTGCATGGTCGAACCCGTGAGCTTGCCACTGGTGGGTGTACCCGACATGGCCGGCGCTCAGGGACACCAGTAGCGCCCACAATTCCACGGGCGCGGCCGCGGGGTCCCCGTAGGTGCCAAGCCGGAGCTTGCGACCACGCAACACGGCGCGCACTTGATCGATGCTAGTGGCGCGCGCGTAGGACCCGCGACGATAAGCCCGATAGACTGAAAGCACGGACTCCCCGACACGGACATAGCATGGGGCATCACCAGTAGCGCGCGCGAGCAAGGGTCGATGCGGACACAGTCCGCATACGCTCGCATCATCCCCTGTCTTCACTGCAGTGTGAGGCTCTACGTCCGACCGGATGATGAACGACTGCACCAGACTCCCTGTCTTTGCGTTTTCGCTCGAGTCGGCTAAGCCCGTCAGGATCACGACGATGGGCTTGCCATCGATAACGGACGGGCCGTCATAAACGATGAGTGAGTTTGTGTTCGGCATGATGAGTGCTCCGTTCAGATGAAAGCAGCGAGCAAAAGCCCGAGAGCTGCGCCATAGGCGCATGCGAAAAAGACATCAATGGGACGGGTGCGCATGGTGTCAGGCTCCGATGATGGTGGACTCACGACGAAGCCGGGCCTGCAGGTGTTGCGGGTACGTGCTCAGGTCGTGCGCGGTCCAATCACGCGCGAAGCCGTCCGCGCGCATGAGCACGGACTGGATAGCACGCACGAGGGTTTCGGCTTGCACGATGTACTGCCCGTGTCCAGCACGGAATACGATGAAGGTTTTCATGGTGTCAGGCCTCACAGGTTGCGCAGGTGTTCAGCGTCAATGCCAACTGCGCGCAGAAACGCTGCGAGGGTTGACACCTTGATGCCGAAGTAACACGCGCAGTCGGCGCATGCGTCAACGGCGTTAGTCGTGTCGCGACGGTAGTTGTACTGGGAGAGGATGGAAGGGTGCAGCATGATAGGCTACCTATGCGGTGGGTTGAGACATCCATAATGTACGGGATTGTCGTTCACCTAGTAAAGTGTAGGGGCTTTGCCAATCGTATGATGATTGCCAGGGAATGGCGTTACCTAACTTGAGGGCGGGGGATTAGGCGATGCGACACCATCATCTTAGCCTTGCCACTAGCCCATGGTCTAGGCGCCGTTGACGTGCCCTGCCACCAAGGGAGATATGCTAGTTAGGTCATTAGATGATTAACTGTCAATCAAAAGAAGATATATAAATATATAAGCATATACTGATATATGGGCATGGCGGCGCACGCGTCCGGCGCGACTTCGATATGCTATGCCCAGAGCGCCTACCATGACCTATAAGCTTTTTGACCCTCAAGGCCACGTTCGCGCAGCTTCGCGCCCCTAAGGTCACATAGGCGCATGGCATGGCATGGCATAGGTCGCCTAGCACCAGGCGGCCATGCTGGCCAAAGCAGCGACCCCATTAGGCGTGACCTAATGACCTAGCAGACGGCAGACTGCAGACGGCGTGCGGCCAGGCGCCAGAGGGCGTGCGGCAGAGGGGGGAGGGGGAGGGCCGGCGACCTGAGCAATCAAAGATGGAGGGCCCACAAACCATTTTTATTTTTGCAAACACAAACGGAAAAGGCTTACGCTATACTCAGACCGCCATGTTCAAGTCGCTCCCACTGACCATCCGCGAAGTCAAGGCCACGGAGGCCGTGCTGAACCGCGTGTATGACGCGGCGAAACGGGGGTTAAAGGGCGACAACCTGGCGCTGGCTGCTGGGTTGTTGCCAAGCGAATACCGGCGCTTGCGCGAACTGGACCCAATTGCGGAGTTGGCCGAGCAGAAAGGCCGCGCGGATAGCGAACTTGCCATGTCCGCGGTGTTGCATGAGGCGGCGCTGAACGGCGACTACAAAGCGGCGCTGGCGATCTTGCAGAACGTCCACGGTTGGGTGGCCAAGCAGCAGGTACAGATCGACGTGGCGCAGCAGATCAGCATCACGGCAGCGCTTGAGCAGGCGCAGTCGCGGGTGTTGGAACTCGTACATGAGGTGACGGATGCAAGAGCCC